TCGTTCTGCGGTCGTACCGCTGGTACAGCCGATGTACCGCTGCATACGCATAGACCAGACAGTCCAGTGCTTCGTTCCGCGCGCTTGGCTTCTTCACCCACTCGCGCACCGGGAAGCCCTTCACGTACCGCAGCGCCTGCTTCTCTGCCGTCAGCTGCTCGAAATACTCGCTCCCGGTCTGCGCATGGAAGTGCAGGTAACCCGGCCCCGGCTCGTTGTGCTTCAGCCGCCCGAACAGCGTTGTCTTGATCGTGTCGCCACCAACCGGGAACACCTGCGCGCCGCGCTTCAGCGTCCGGCCCTGCGCGTTGATGTCCACCTTCGTCGCCTTGCCGATCGGCGGCTTGCCCCGCTGGCTCTGGCCCTTGATCGCGATCACGCCCACCGCCTGCCGTTCCCGCGCGTACTGGTACACCTCCGCCGTTGCGTGGCCGCCCGAGTCCACGCACACCACGTCCGCCCGCAGCTTCGCCCCGCTCACGTGTTCCCAGTCGTGCAGCACCAGCACGTCCAGCTGCTTCCACACCTCCGGCCGGCACGGGTCGCCGAAGATCTCCTGGTGATCCACCAGCCAGCCCTCCTCCTCCCGGCCCCACGCCCACACGCTCACCGCCAGGCGATCGCCCGCACTGCCGCCGCCACCCTGCACGTCCACGCCGATCGTCACCGCCAGCGCACCCTCCGGCAGCTGGCCCGACGCATACGGCTCGCACCGCTGCAGCAGCGCATCCGCGCTCACCTTGCTGGCGTAATCCTCTTCCCAGGTCTCGCCGAGCACGGTGTTGACCCAGGTCTTCAGCCGCGGCGCATCGCCCTTGCTGCGCAGGAAATCCTCGACCACCTCTTCCCAGCTCTTCCACCCCAGCGGGCTGTAGAGCGATGAGATGTGGAAGCCGGCCGTCTTGCCGTCACCTGGTGCCGTTGCGCGCCACTCGCCGGCCGTCAGCATCCGCGTCTTGTGGCTTTCTGAGAACCGTTCGCAGCAGGCCTCGCACTCGTAGCGGACCGTGCTCGGCTCGTTGTCTTCCCACTTCAGCTGCGGCCATTTCAGCCACTGCATCGCGCCGCAGCAGGGACACGGCACGAAAAAGCGCCGCTGGTCGCTCAGCAGGTATTCCGACTCGATCCGGCTGAAATCCTTCACCGTCGGGGTCGAGGTCATGAAGATCTTGCGCCGGCTGAACGTCGTGCTGCGCCGCTCGGCCAGCGTCACCGGGTCACCCTCGCCGTCCACATCGCTCGGAAATGCATCCACCTCGTCGAGGAAGATGTAGCGGCACGGCGTCGATCTCAGGCCGGTCGCACTGTTCGCGCCGGTCAGGATCATCATTCCGCCGGGGAACTCCTTTGAGAACATCGTGTTGCCCGAGTCCCGCGAGCGGGCCGGCGCGATCTTTTCCGACAGCACCGGCGTCTCCGTGATCAAACTCTCCAGCCGCTGCTTGCTCAGGCGCTTGGCCATGTCCACGGTCGGCTGCACCATCAGCATCGGCCCCGGCGCGTGGTCGATCACATAGCCCAGCCAGTTGGCGCCGCCTTCCGTCTTTCCCAACTGCGCGCCGGCCATCAGCACCACGCGCTGCACCGGGCTGGTCGTGCTCAGGCAGTCCATCACCTCCTTGAGGTACGGCGTGCGATCGGTGCGCCACGGGCCAGGCTCGGCGCTGGCCTTGCCAGACAGCACCCGATGGTTGTCTGCCCACTGGCTCACCGTCAGATCAGCCTCGAACCGCAGCGCCTCCCGGCAAACCTGCAGCAGCTCGTCAATCGCTGATGGCACTACCCAAGCCCTCCAAGGCTTGCCCGATCTCCTTCAGCAGCATCGCGTGGATCTTTGCCTGGTCAGTCTCGGCCGCCACGATAGGCGCCACCCGGTCGGGGATGGTGCGCAGGCTGTCGCGCACCGCCATGTGCAGCTTGGCCAGCCGCATCTTCAGCTCGGACTTGTCCACCAGCTTCCCCGAGCGCTGGTCAAAGTCCAGCCGCGTCAGGCGAGCCGCGTAGGCCTCGCGGATCGCCCGCGACTGCGCAAACGATGGGATGGCCGCGGCCTGGTTCTGCTGTTGCTGCAGCGACTGGTCGATCGCTGGAGCGCCACCACGGCCCCCACGGTCGGGGCTCTTGGCCGCGGCCACTTGCCGGTCCAGCTCCTGCGGGTCCGACACCACCCAGCTGCGCTTCTCCTTGCGCAGCGCATCGCTGCTGAAGCGGCCCTGCCCAGCCCACTTGCTCAGCTGCGTGTACTCGACCCCGCGATCCGTTGCGTACTGCAGCAGGTTCATGCGTCAGCTGGGAACGGCTCGCCGGTCCCCTCTAGCTTGGCTGTCTTGCCCGTGAACTGCTGCCACCGCTTGACGATCACGTCCACATAGGCCGGCGTCAGCTCCATCGCGTAGCAGGTGCGTTCGGCGCGTTCGGCGCCCATCAACGTGCTGCCGCTGCCGCCAAACGGCTCCACGCAGAGCCCACCCTTGGGCAGGCTCGACAGCATCACCCGCTCCATCATCGCCACCGGCTTTGGCGTGGCGTGGCCATGCCGCTCCTCACCTGTCACCCGTGAAAACTCCCACACGTCGCGCATCACGTCATGCGCATTGTTGAAGTAACTCCGTGCGCCTTGGATCTCACTTGTAGGACCACCCTTTACCTTGTCCCATTCAGCTTTGAGCTGACGCCATGGGCGGATGAACCGTCCGGCATAGGTAGCCCGAAGCGTGGCGTAATGCTTCTCCGGGATCAGCGTGAACTGTGAGCGGGTAAACCAATGCCCGTACATCTGAACACCGCACAACGATTTGATTTCGGAAGATCCAACTCCGGCAGCCTTGGCTTCATCTGCCAAGTAAGAACGCACTGGCTCCCAGGTTTCAGGGAAGTCATCGGCATTTACGTTGCCGCGAAACTGGTTGCCAAGTTGAAAGAACAGGCAATGCTCGCTGGCAATCGGAAACTGCGTCAAGTCGGGTGAGGCCATCCCAGGAATCGCCTTCTTGTCCCACACGATCTGGTTCCGCAGCTCCATCTTCTCGGTGCTGCCAAGCCCGGCCTTGTACCAAAGCCGCCACAGCTCCGGCGCGTTGCCCCAAATGTAGGCGCTGGCGTTGTCCAGCAAGAACGGGCGGAACGTTGCCCACCACTCCATCTGGAAGTCGTCCAGGTCGTCGTTGTACAGGTTGTCGTTGACCACACCGTCCGACGCCTTTCCCATCCCGTAGGGCGGGTCGGCGTGCATTAGCGCAGCCTTTGCGCCAGCCATCAGCCTCTCAACGTCCGTGATGACGGTGCTGTCCCCGCACATCACCCGGTGCTTTCCCAGCAGCCACACGTCCCCCGGTTTGCTGACCGGATCAGCTGGTGGCTCGGGAACCTCATCCGGGTCGCCCATCTCCTCGGGCGCCAGCTCCTCGATGTCCGGCAGCAGATCCGCCAGCTCGTCATCGCTGAACCCGATCAGGCTCAGGTCGAAGTCCAACTCGGCCAGGTCTTGCAGCTCACTGCGCAGCAGGTCCGTGTCCCACCCAGCATTCAGCGCCAGCTGGTTGTCGGCCAGGATGTAAGCCTTCCGCTGCCGATCGCTCAGGTGGTCGAGCACCACCACCGGCACCGTCTTCAGCCCCAGCTCCTGCGCAGCGGACAGCCGGCCATGGCCAGCAATGATCCCGTCGCTGCTGTCCACCAGGATCGGGTTCGTGAAGCCGAACTCAACAATCGAGGCAGCGATTTGCGCCACCTGCTCGGCGCTATGCGTTCTTGCGTTGCGGTCGTAAGGCTTAAGCCGGTCTAACGGCCACAGCTCAATCCGCTTTGCCATCGCGATGGTGAGGCTGGCGTCCACTGTCATGCCTATTGCGAACCGTTCTCAGTTGGGCGGTTTGATTTTTCTCACGCTAGTCCTTCCGCGGGGTCGCGAAACACCCGCGGCCAGGGGCGGGGGGAGGACCCGCGACCCCCGGGGGGGGGGTAGGGGGGGGGTCACCGGCCCCCGAGGCGCCTGACCAGCTCGGCCTGCAGTGATGCCCGCACCTGCGCGGGCCAGGCCTGCTCGAAGCCCTGGCGCAGCACCTGAGGCACGGGGAACTGCTGGCGCCTCTGCTTCGGGTTGGGGTCGATGGTGAACAGCCGGCGTGTGGTGCTCTCCAGCGTGGAGGTGCGGCCGAGGAAGCCCTCCTTCCGCTCGAACACGGCCTTGACGCTGCTGCCCCGCTTGACCGGGCCGATGAAGTACTGGCCGCCGCCCTGGCGTGCGCCGCTGAGGATGGTGGCGTACTTGCTGAGCGGCACGTTGCCGGCGCTGTTCAGCAGGCCCGAGCCCTTGGCTGGCACCAGCACGGCGCCGCGTGTCTCGCGGGCGATCTTGGTGGCGGCAAGGTCAGCGGCCTTGAGCAGGGGCGTG